ATTGCAAATCCAGCAGTTTGAAATAACATTACTCAACTCCTTCTCTCGAATGCTCGTAAAGTATGGCGGCACGCTTATCCCCAATGCCAGGGATACTTGTCAGGACGGAAATCCCGTCCTTGTCCACGGCACTCAGGATGTCCTTGAAGCTATGGTAGCCAAGGTTGTACAGGGCAATGGCTAACTCGTCATCAATCTGATTGACGGCACGCAGGAAGTCCCACGGATGCTGAAGCGTATCGTCTTCGGCGTCTTCAGCGTCTTCGGCGTCGGACACCTCATCTGCCATCTTCCAAGTGTCCGGGAATTTTATCAACTGTTTGGCCTGGTACGAGTAGACCTTGTAGATACCCATGTAGACAAGCGGTTCATTGCCTATCATTCGGCTACGCAGGTCTCTGTCTTTGGCCCTTTTGTCGATCATCTGGATTCTTACCATAGTTACACCTGTGTGTAAATCTTGATGGGCAGAAGCGCCCCGCCGATAAACCTTGATCCATCGTGACCCCGGACCTCAATCACACTACGTCCTATCGTCAGGTCTACCACAAATTCCCCGTCAGTAGAGGAAATGCCAGATAGGGCAAAGTTGGCCCGGATTGCCTCTCGCATTCGTCTCGACAGTTCCTTTGCCCCGGACAAGGCCAGGGCATAGGTTAGCTGGGGGGATGTGGCAGATACAACGTCGTAGGGGTAGGCAATGTCGATGTGGAATATGCCATCCCCATGTGGTCCCTGGGGGGGAACACGGTCTTGGTTTCCCGGCTCCCAATCCCTTCCTACAATGAATGTGCAGGGTAAGGTGATGTCGCCAGCCGGGGAGGTACGTAGGTCAACCGTCCACTGGTCAACAACCTGGACAGTCACTACCTTGCCCGTTGAGTACGAACTGCCGGACCCCATACTGGCTGTAATGACAGAAGCTAACTTCGTGTCAATGTCATTCCAGAGGGAGTCTGTCATCCGTTGTATCCCCCGGTAGTGGACCGTCCATGGGTGTGCATGTCGCGGGCGAAGGCCGAGCGAATCCGATCATCGTCACTCAGTCTGGTATCCACATCTGCCCTGCTGACGCCCCCCAGGAACGGAATGCCTAGCCACATCGCCGCCGCTACCCCATCGACTTCATGGGCTTGTTTTTCTAACCAGATAGCCAGTCGGATGGCTTCATTGGCCGCCGCATCTGCCGAGACACCCGCCTCTTTCCAATGGCCCAGGCGGACAATGTCTCTGGCCAGAGTACGCAAACCCCAAGCCGCCGCCAATTTCGGATTGTTCTCTTGCGACTGGTCTAGAAAAACCTGCCATTCCTCATCGGTAAAGGCGGGTTGCGAGGTGTTTGTGTCATTGGCATAGAGTCTGACTCTGCCAGTGTCTGCGGTCAATATGTAGGTGGCGGCCATCAGCGCAAGCCCTTCATTCTCTCAGCCGTCACCTTGCCCACACCGGTCAGGGCAATCAGTTGGTCAAGGGTTGCGTTCTCTATCATCTCTGCCAAAGTGGGAGGAACCGTAGGCGCAACAGAAACAGCGGCGGGCACCAGTCCCGCCACCGTTTCCATGAAGTCAGCTATCGCTTCCCACCCGAAGTTTGTAGAGATTTCCGGATCCCCGTTGGGCAGGTAGAAGACGGGACTAGGTAGGTCGTGCCGGGAAGCCATCTTCCTTGCCGCCGCCTCACTCTTGCGCAATGCGTTGAACTGTCTTTCGTTCATTCCTACACCTCCCGGAATACCAGTGTGATTATTCTAGCAGCCGCTTGATTCTGCGCTGCGCCCGCCGGTCCACTGCGTACTTTCAGGTACAGTGGACCGGAAAACCCAGAAGGCTCTATTTGGATGAAATTATCCACGGTAGCGATGACTGTTATCTCTGCCCCAGCAACTGTATAGAAGTTTCCATAAGTCGTTCCATCGACAGATGCCTGGAACGTCAGGTCTGCGGCGGTCCAGGCGGCGGGCATCAAGATACCTGCCAGCGCACGTCCTTGGCAAGATGCAGCGCTAGAGAGACTTGCGGCGGCGGCAATGGTGACTGATTCAATTTCCATCTTCATGTCACATCTCCTTAGCTCAGCACAACAGTGCCTACATTTTCAATGATTTGCCCACGTCCTGTGCTGTCGAAGTAGACAAACAGTGCCTCATCGCGTGCATTGAATGTCGCTATAGTGTTTGTGCCGTTGAACGTGCCCGCCGTCAGGGTCAGCGTATGTGCCGCTGTTCCCGTCGCGCTGGTATCTTTGACGACAAACAGCCCCTGGTGATTCACTGCATCGGCAATCGTAGCAGCAATAACCCCGCTGGCGTGATTCAGTTCCACGGACTGCACACCAGCCGTCACCGCACCGGAGACCGTCAACTCCTGAGTCCGTGCCGACACATCGGCGGCATTGTTGATCTCCGCTGGCGTGGCGTTGACCTGAACTTCCGAACCAGTTGCACCAATATGCAACGCCGTGGCCTTGACTGCGCCGATATTAACATTGGCATCAGCCACAACCACCTTACTCGCCACCTGGGTCCCTGCCGTGGCCCCGTCCAGGACATTCGCCTCGGCCACGGTCACAGCCGCAGTAGATTGCAGAACGTAGGCCGTTGCCAAACCGCTGTCGGGGATGGTGACGACGGTAGCCTGCCCGTGGGAGGCATTCGTAATGGTGACAGAGGTATCCCCGGCGTTGTCAGCCGCAGCCAGGATCACCTTGCCCTTGGCCGCCGTGGTCGGGAACACATCCACTGTGCCTGCTACTGCGCTTGCCCCGGCGTCGATGTTGACGGCATCCAAGTTTCGGAAGTCTCCGATGTCTTTGTTCGCATCAACCACAACTGCCTTACTCAGCAACACCGTACCCGCCACAACGTTGTCCAGTACGTCGGCCTCGGCTGCGGTGATGGCTGCGGTGGACTGCAAAACATAGGACGTAGCCAGTCCGCTGTCGGGGATGGTCACAACTGTGGATTGGCCGTGAGATGCGTTGGTAATGGTGACGTTGAGCGCCCCGCTATTGTCAGCCGCCGTCAAAATCAGCTTGCCTCTGGCCGTGGTGGTGGGGAAGATGTCAATCGTCCCCTTCACGGCATCAGCGCCCGCGTCCAGATTGACAACATCCAGATTGCGGAAGTCGCCGATGTCCTTGTTGGCGTCTACGATGACCGCCTTACTCAGCGTCACTGTGCCCGCTGTGATGCCATCCAGGGCGGCGAATTCAGAGCCGGTGAGGGTGTTGCCTCCAACGGTAAGCGCACCGACCATCGCCTCACCCTTAGTGATTAGAATTGGCATTGTTCAACCTCCGTTTCATGTAGGTTACCGCCGTGGTGCGGGTTTCCAGCTTCAACGCCTCCTCGATCACAGAAACATCGGAAGTCTCCAATGCTTGCATGAGTTCGAGGATAGGCGTCTCAGTGAGTTGCTTGGCGGTCGGTTGCATCTTGGGTGCGTCAACTGTCAGGACGGGCGTAATGTACCGTTGTGTGACCAACTGTTGCATCCGTCGTGTGTCCAAAAAGTCTTTCGTGCGCAAGATGCTACCGATGGCCAAGCCCTGAAAAGGACGCACAACACTATAGGTCATATCCATTGCCGTCTCCATTCCGTGTTGTGAAAAGAACGTGATGCTAGACGTGACTCAATGATGTCTGGTCTTGGATGGAGAGGGTTACGCATCCCCTCCAAATCTGTTTCAGAGAACATTGATGACGTAAAGCTAGAGATTCTGATACTTCTCCATGCTCATCTTGCATAGGGATACCGTACTACTTCTAGCTAGTAGTGTCATGAAACCACATCAGCGAAAAAATATCCCAAATCTGTGCCGACCAACTTGTCGTCAAAGGCGATTTCGCCCTCAACTCGGTCAGCCTTGATTTCGGGGATCTCGAAGATGTTGATGCCTACTTCGGCACCAGGCATCCCCCCTGCCACACCGGTCCAGGAGAAGACGTATCCGGCGGACGGGGCCAACAGACCGGGGCTAGGGTTGACGTAGGCCAGGAGAGCGTTCTTGCCCGCCACGGACGCCATCACTGCCGTTTCGCCTTCGTTGTTGGTTGCCTTGATCGCCATAGACACATACACATTGTCCAGGTCAAACAGTTGGGCGATCAACTGGGCATTTGGATTCAGGGACATGCCGGTATTGGTGAACTGTACACGGCTGATGATGTCCGGGTGGTTACGTAGAAAGCGGTAGGTTTCATACCCTAGGACCAGAGTGTTGGGCATGTAGCCAGTTGTAGACAAAATGGTGGAGCGTCCGGTTTCAATGTCGCCGATTGGATCGGAGGCGGCATAGTCAGACCACAGGCTAGCGGGGGTGACGCTTGTCCCCCACACGCCGGTCACGAAGAAGTCAGCCGCCCACTGAATTTCTCGGCGGAGCAGGAGACGCTGGGTGACGAACTGTACGGCGTCCCGGTCAAGGTTGATGCCGGGATCGGCATTGTTCCTGGCCTGCTTGCCAATGTCTTTGTGAATGGCGAACACGTCCGCAGAGTAGCTTGCGGTGTCCAGACCGTACCCGCTACCCGCGGATTCGGTACCATCGGCACGAGGCATGGCCTCGTCCCGGAACCACGCATTCTTGGGATAGGTGTGGTATTTCCCAGTCTGGTACAAAACCGGGACAATGGGGAACACCTTGGCGGCGATAAAGTTGGACTGATTTTGATTATACGCCGTTGAAATGTTTGTCAGCGGGACATCAATTGCATGTACCGCCTGTGCTGTAGGCTGTGCCATGATGGGTTCCTTTCGCAGTCTCTAGGACTAGGCAGACGTGACGGCCAAGACTGGCACCGCACAGTTAATGAGACAGGTCACAATGCCATCGGCAGCGCCGGAGGTCGTGATAGCCCGTCCTACGATATATTCGGTTTTGTCCGTGCCCCAAATCTTCGGGTCGGCCTGTCCATCAGCGGACGTGCCTATGAGCGCCCCAGCCGTGATTGCCGCATTGCTGGACAACTTGGTGATGCCAATGGAACAAACATTGGCGGCGGCACCGGACGCAGGTGCGTTCTGCAACACACCGAGGGGTTCATCGGTAGCGGCGTCACATGCGGTCACGGTAGCGACCCCGGACAACTTGACAAAATAGAACTGCTTGGCGGACAAGTCTGCACTCGCCTTCAAGCCAGGAACAGCAATCTGCGGGCCTTCATATGCCATGATTAGGCTCCTTTACGATAGTCATCGTAGAGTTTGGGATTGCGGTCGAGAACTTCCGCAAACGCTTGGGCGAACGTCAACTGGCCGTTCTCAGACACCAGAACCTCTGCCATCGTGTTCAACTTCTCAAGGGCAGTCTTGGTGTTACCGGGCTGATCCGTGCCCACTTCGGCAAACAGGGCACTGGTCTGGATGGCGGCGGCGGCAGTCTTCTGCGAATCCACGTAAGCCGTGAATTCTTCGCTGTCCTCCCCCAGGGCCTTCATAATCTTGACGTGGGTGGAAACTGCACCGGTCCAACGGGGACCGTCATGTCCATCGGCCAGTTCGGTAAACCGCTTGGCCTGATTTGTGGCTTCAACTTTCGCCAGCCGTTCGTTGGTGGTGTCAAGAGACTCACGATACTGTTGCGCTTGAGCCTCTGCTTCCACCCGCTTTTCTTCGCTGCCCGCCAATGCGTCTTGCAGTTCAGTCAGTCGCAACTGAACTTCCGCAAACGCCTTGGCATCCACAGCTTCACCTGTCTTCGTGGATTCTGCCATCTTGTTGTCCTCCCGGACTGATTGAACTGCATCGATTTCAACTTCGGTAGGTACGACTATGCTGTCCCCCTCTGGTATGCTGAGCGTTCCATCTTCGCTGGCAACCAATGGGCGTAAAGCCAAGGACTTGATGAAAGGCCGGGTCGTGAGTGACCCCCCAATAGCCACGTTGGTATGGGAGATACTTGTCGCCGGATCTTCCCACACATCGTAGAATTCAGGGGACACATACTTGAATCCATTCTTACTCACCAGGGTCTTGCCTCGGTCCGTCCATTCCACATGGGCGTCCACGCTGTTGTCCTCGTTCTGGCGCAAAGACGTAATCCAACCCATTGCCCCAGACAGCTTTGTCTGGTGTTCGGCATCCAGGGGCACACGGTCCTGGTACACGCCTGCATTGAAGTTGGCTACGAATTGGGCATTGCGTTCGGTGGTAAAGATCACATCCCCGTACTTGGGATGCTTGAACGAGGCAGGTTGGGGAAGATAGGGAATCCAATCGGCTGGGCTTCTGATGCCAGCTTCAAGGAATAATCGCCACTGGGTACTTTCACTCATTTCTCTTTGTTTCCTCTTCCGTCTTTGTCTCGGCTTTTGACGAAGGGTCCTGTACAACAAAAAGCGCCGGTGTCCTTTCGGGGACACCGGCGCTCAACTCGGAATAGCTTCCAAATTTACTGTGTGTTATGGCGATCATAACACACTATTTTGATATGTCAAGTGGCTTGTTGTTTTTCTATCTTGCCCATGTGCCACTTTGTGTATTCCCCGCACGGGCAAAGAAGCGTCACGTTTGATTCAATACTGACTCGGCTCATGTACCGCTTGTCCCCCACCCGTGCGATCAGGTAGAGGCGCTTGCGGGAGATGGCCCCAAGGGGGGATTGGCAACGGCGGCAACGGAACAAGGTGGCGTTCTGCACAATCAACAAGGGGGTGGGGTCCGTGACCGTCACGCTTTCAGTCATCATTGACATCTTCTTCGACTAATTCGTATGTCATGGCGAAAATATCCGGCTTACACGGATAAAATTCGCCCATCACTCCCTTGATCACAAAGTCGCTCAGGCTGACAGTCATCTCGCCCTCAAGCGTACCAATGACCAAGGTGGGGTTTTCATTTTCATCAAAGCTAGGCCAACAGTTGCACTCGTGGCGAATGGTGCTAAAAACTTCGTCTTTGGCTTCATCGGTGAATTGAATGTATTCAATAACGACTGGTTTCTTTCGGGCTTTCTTCATTTTCTGATCCTTGGTGGCATTTATGGGATGAATATCTTTGGCTTGTCGCTGTGTTTTCAGGATGAATACCCAATTGCTTTGACTTTTCCTACCACTCGCCGTTCTTTTGTTACTTCCCCGTCCCGGCGGTATCCTGCTGGGTTTTGCCCGCCTGTCCGTTGGCTACATCATGGGTTGCGTCTGCCGGGGTGCTGCCGTCATTGTCCCCCACTGGCGAGAGTTTGGGTTGAGTCGTGCTCGGTGCGGTGGCGTTCACATCCTGAAGGGGCAGGTTGGCTTGTTGGCGTAGGTAGTTTTCCAGTTCTTCGTCAAGGTTGAGTTGGAACCCGGCGCTGGACAACCGCACAATGTACTGACCCAGGGCATCCAGGTCAATGCGGCCTACATCCCCGTGGACAAAAACGGGGGGATTGGTAATGTCCATCCCATTCGCCTCCATCAAGCGGGGGATGGCGTAGCGGTTGATCACGTCCGCAATCACATCCAGCCACGAGCGCAGAGCGGTGATAAACATCTCCACCTTGCTTGTTGACAGGGCAAACGACCCCTGTTTCTCATGCCCAATCAGCAGAAAATCTGACATAACGGACATGGCAATGCGGGCTTCGTAGCGTCCAATGACAGCGCCCGTATCAAACTGTTTGCCGCCCCCACTGGACAGTAGAGTCAAGTCATATATCTTGTTGCCATTGTCGTCGTAGGCCAAGGGGAAGACCACGCCCGCCATTGCATCTTGCCGGATGTTGACCACCAGGTCTTGCATGGCGGTGTAGACGGCTCTTTCTTCTGCGCTGGCAGAGGATGAGAGGACTTGTGGGGGGACCCAGGCAATGGGCAGACCGGCAAGGTCACGTTCAATGCCAATGCCTTCGATGTTCTCCACATTTTGTTTGAAGTAGAAGGGTCGATACGCACTTCTGAGGACGGACCTGCCTTCGGGTGAATTCTTGCGCACGGTGGTTCTGAACAGCAGCCCCTTCTCGATGGGGATGGTCACAGTGGTGTTCCTGTTGGGGACGGACTGCACAAACCCTTGGATGCCCCCCTCTGTGTCAAACTTCCAACTAGACAGCGTATCCTGGGACCTGCTTGCCCACTTGCGCCACCCTATTTTCCCGTCTGTGAACCTGGACCTGTAGCGGGGGTCTTTGTGGCTCGGTCCCCCCCGCATTTTGTATACCACTTCCAGGAATGAATATCCGTATGGGAGCATAGTCAGCACTTCGCCGAGAATATCACTCCATGTAAAACTCATGTCCTCCATGCACTCGGTGATGAACTCCGCCATCTCATCACCTTGGGGGTCTTTGTTGTTGGCTCTTACCTGCCAAGCCACCTGTCGCATGGTCATTTCAATGGCAAAGAGGACCGCCCCCACGATAGGGTCATCCACCATGCGCCGAATCACGTTCATCCAGCGGTATCCCTGCAACTCAGGCAGATACTCCTCATAGATGACTCCATTCTGGCGCTTCAGCCCCGCATCGCCCAGTTCCCGCATGTCAGCTTTCATGTTTACGACCTCCAAAGTGACCCGCTAGATGTTCTGTCCCCACCCTGATTTTTCCACCGACTCGTTGTCTTCAGCATGGACGGCTCCACCAGCGGGGGGGGGGAGTAGGTTTTGACACCAGAAAAGGCCAGAGCCAGCGCCATGACCGTATCATCGTGCATCCCGGAGGGGGCTGAATACTTCCAGGCTCCGCTTGCCGTTTGCTCCATCTCGTAGCTCTGCAACTCGCCAATCAATATGTCATCCGGGATGATTCTCAAGGTCTGCTGCTCAAAGGCCAGGGATAGCCCCTTGATGATGGCGTCCTTACTACCTTGGGTGGTGGCGAATGCCTTGATGGGGTAGCCCTGACTCTGCAAGTCCTCAATCAGCGGATCACCCATATTGTTTTTCTCCGCCACGGTATACATCGGTTTGAACAAGTTCCATGTGTTCTTGAAACGCAGAGTCTGCAAGTGGTAGTCGATCTGATTGAAGCGGTCCAGGTAGACCATCTCATTCAGGGTGGTATCGATGACCGCAAAGACAGTATAGTCGTTGACCCGTGCCCAGTCCACACCCATAACATAAACGTGGCCCTCGATGGCGGCCTCTTGGGGGTGAGCCGTGGCAATCGCCATAATGCCTCGGAAGACGCTACCGGCATCGTCGATGACCAGGGCCATGTACTCCTGGCGGAATATGCGTTCCGGGGTGTTGTCTCGCACCTCATTGATGGCATCATGGGAGATAAACGGGTTGTCGTAGGTGGTAAAGTGCCACGTCTTCCACCCATTGCGACTCTTAGCCTTCTCGTACAGAAAAGCGCCCCAATTGCGTCCCTTGGGCACGCCTACAAACATCACCCAGCCATTGTAGTCCAGCAAGGTGCCTTCCAGGTACTCGGTCCATAT